ATGATATACAATATGAGGGTGATTATGACTCCGTAAGATATGTTAACTGGACACTAAACTTCACTATGAAGATGCATTACTATGGTCCAATCTCATATCCAAAGATCATTCGTTCGGTATATGCAAACATCTACCAGGACGCATCCTTAAAGTCTGGACATATTACCAGAATCAATACTGCTAACACAAATGGTATATTCAAGGCAGATGATATGGTGTTTCAAGGCAATACATATCAGACGGCAACCGCATACGGAACCATTGTCAAGTTTAGCAATACAACAAATCAAATGGTAATTGGTGCAACCCAAGGAACGTTTAGAACAAACACGGCCATTAGAGCATTGTCAACCAATGGTGTCTGTACCTTGGAGTCTTTCTATGTGAATCCAATGAAGTTTGCAGAGATTGTTATTACACCAGATCCATCTAATGCAGAACCAACGGATGACTACGGTTACGATATAAATATAACCGAATGGCCAGAAACAGAGTGAATATAAAATGGGTATTGAAAAGAACTTATCAGATGCTTTAGGCATCGACCATGAGGAACCACCTAAGAAAGAAGTAGTTCCATATGAACCCGTGCATCATATTGAACCACTAGAAGATCAAGATGAAGATTATCTACTTGTTAGAAATACCCTCCGCAATCTAATCGAGAAGGGTAATGATGCACTAGAGGATATCTCCACTATTGCTAGACAGAACGAATCCGCCAGAGGATTTGAGGTAGTTGCCAACCTGATTAAAACAGTAGGTGAAACGTCTAAGGACCTATATAACCTACAGAAAATGAAAAGGGACCTAAAAGAACCTGATCCTGCATCTGATCCTAGGAAGAAGGGTGCAGACCACATTAACGTGGAACAGGCAGTATTCGTAGGTTCTACGGCCGAACTATTGTCGGCTATTAAACAGAAACAGGAACAAGATGGCAAGGACGCCCTACTCGTATCAGAACAATCCAAACCTGCCGAATGAGCAGTATCGACACGCATTTACACAAAATGAACTTGATGAATATGTGAAGTGTGCCGATGATCCTGTTTACTTTGCCAAGAAGTATATCAAGATCATTAACGTTGATCGTGGTTTGATTCCATTTGAAATGTGGGACTTTCAGGAGAACATGCTCCAGTCGTTCCATGATAATCGTTTCTCTATCTGCAAACTCCCACGACAGGTCGGTAAGTCTACCACATCGGTAGCATACATTCTACATCAGGTACTATTCAACGAACAGTTCGTGGTTGCTATTCTTGCTAACCGTGCTCCTACCGCTAGAGAACTATTAGGTAAACTTAAACTTGCGTTCGAATATCTACCTATGTTTTTGAAACAGGGCATCAAGGAGTGGAATAAAGGTTCTATTTGGTTGGCCAATGGTTCGAGAGTTCTAGCAGATTCGACCTCAGGTTCATCTGTCCGTGGTTTCTCGTTCAACCTAATCTTTCTTGACGAGTTTGCGTTCGTACCAAATAACATCGCCGAGGAGTTCTTTAACTCTACCTATCCTACCATTTCATCTGGTCAAAAATCTAAGGTCGTTATCGTATCCACACCAAACGGAATGAATCTGTTTTATAAGATGTGGACTAAGGCCATTGAAAAGACCAGCACCTATGTACCTATTGAAATTCATTGGAGTATGGTGCCGGGTAGGGACGAAGCATGGGCCGCCGAGACTATTAGAAACACGTCCCAGAGACAGTTCGACCAAGAGTTTGGTTGTGAGTTCTTAGGTTCATCCAACACTCTTATTAATGGTTCTAAACTAGCAGCATTGCACTGGAGAGAACCTATCAGAAGAATGGAATGTATGGATGTCTTTGAAGAACCTGTACCAAAGCATACATATGTATTATGTGCCGACGTTGCCGAGGGTCAAGGGCTAGATTACTCCACCTTCTCGGTCTTTGACGTTACGGAGATACCGTATCGACAGGTTGCTAAATACCGTAATAACGAAATTAGTCCTATGCTCCTGCCGGCAGTCATTTACTCTGCTGCCAATAGATATAATGAGGCCTTTGTTCTTATTGAAATCAACTCTATCGGCCTTCAGGTTGCTGATATCCTGCATTTTGAGTTGAACTATGAGAACCTACTAAAGTTCCAGATAAAAGGTAAACAAGGTATGCAGGCCTCTGGTGGTTTTGCTGCTGGTAAGAACAAGTTGGCCTTCGGTCTTAGAATTACACCACAATCCAAGATGATTGGTTGTGCTAACTTAAAGACACTGGTTGAGAATGATAAACTTATTCTTAATGATGAAGATACTATCACAGAACTATATTCATTCTCTGCCGATAAGAAAACCTTTAAAGCAGAAGAAGGTGCCAACGACGATCTGGCCATGACACTGGTTCATTTTGGTTGGTTGACTGCACAGAAATTATTTAAAGAAACAGTTTCAAATGACATTAGATACTCCCTACAGAAAGAGATTAAGTATCTTGAAGATGTGGAGAATGTACCTTTTGGATTCATTGACAACGGTTTGGATGAAGTTGTGGAACAAGATGCTAATGGTGACCTATGGTTGAAAAGTGATAAGGATGGTCTGTATATCCACGATCATTGGGATCCAAGACTGTAAGTTTTGGAAAACATCAAAATGCTAAATATGTAGAAATGGATATTCTACACCATTCCAACTTTTAAGAGGAGTAAAAAATGGCATATCAACTTTCCCCTGGAGTGAATTGGTCCGAAATTGATCTTACTACAATCGTACCATCACTTTCTACTACAGCAGGAGGTTTTGCCGGCGACTTTAATTGGGGTCCAGTCAATCAGGTTTTCACCATTTCTAACGAGTTAGACCTTGTTAAGTATTTTGGTAAGCCAGACGGTAACACATTTATATCATTCTTCACCGCCGCAAACTTTTTGTCTTACGGTCAGAACCTACAGTTGGTTCGTGCCGCAGACCTAACAAAGGCAAATAACGCCACATCAGGTCCAAAGAACATCGTAATCACCACAAAGGATGATTACGAAGTTAACTTACCTGTTGGTTCGGTAGATGCTAACACCGGCATGATTGCTGCTCGTTACCCAGGCGAACTAGGCAATACACTTAAGGTTTCTATCTGGTCATCTTCAAATACTACAGCATTTTCCGCATGGGAATATGCCGCAGACTTTAATGGTGCACCAGGAACATCTAAGTGGACACAGAATCTAGGTGGTGCTAACGACGAAATGCACATTATCGTTATCGATACTAAGGCTAAGTTCTCACCAACACCAAATACAATTCTAGAGAAGTTTTCTTATGTTTCTAAGGCATCTGATGCTAAGACCGATGATGGTTCTTCAAACTACTATGTTAACGTAATTGGTGAAAGATCAGAATACATTTACATCCTAAATCATGCTCTAAATGGTATCGTCGCCGACACAACCACTTGGGGTCTACCAGCATCAAATACTCGTTATGCTGAAGGCGCAACCAACTACACCTACACCCTATCAGGTGGTGCAGTAGGTACACCTACAGATGCCGATGTTACCAATGCTTTCGATATGTTCGGAAACATTGATGCTGTTGACGTTTCACTACTAATGACTGGTAATTCTTCTAAGACAGTTGCCAAGCATATTGTTGACACTATTGCAGAAAGCCGTCGTGACCTAGTTGCGTTCATTTCTCCTCCAATGTCAGCAGTTGTTAACAACGCCGGTATGGAAGCATCAGACGTTGTTTCTTATGCTTGGGATCCAGTAACAGGATTCAATCCATCTTCCTACGTTGTAATGGATTCTGGTTGGAAGAAGCAGTTTGACAAGTATAATAACGTATATCGTTGGGTTCCACTAAACGGTGACATTGCAGGTCTATGTGCCTACACTGATCGCACCCGTGATCCATGGTGGTCACCAGCAGGTCTAAACCGTGGTATGATTAAGAACGTTACACAACTTTCTTGGTCACCAAACCAGGCCGACCGTGACAATCTATACAAAAATGCTGTTAACCCAGTTGTTACTATGCAGGGTCTAG